GATGTCAACTTCATTGTTGCCATTCTCAGCCATTTGCATGATATTCTGGTTTGAGATCATTCCAAATAGATCTTGGAAGAAATCTTTACCAAACTCACTCTTATAAGCAATAGGAGTGTAAGCATTTGTAACAAGCTCATACTCCTTCTCACTAATGATCACACTCTTACGCATTTAAGACCTCCCTAATTACAAAGCTTGATTAGGTTCATAAACCTTTTCAAACCATTTCTTATAAACTTCTTGATCATCCGCTGATGTGATAGAACGTTTCACCACTTGATCACCGGGACGAGGACTGGCATTGAAGCTCAATTCACGTTCATTAACGTTTGTTCCGTTCTTAGTAGCTGATCCGCTAGATGGGCGACTTGCTGAACAGTAATACATGACGTAGCGTGTCTTGTTAGCATCACCAGAGAATTCAAACATGATGGCAAAGTTGGTTGTCTTCGCATCTGCCTTTTCTGTGATGACTCCTGTTGTGGAGTCTTTGATGTCGCCCAAGATTTTTGTGGCAAAGGCTTCAATGATGTTTGGAACTTTGAGTTTACCTTCATATCCCTCATTTGAGTTAACGAAGTAATAATCAATGTTATCAGCTTTCACTGATCCTGAATCCCCTTTAGGATCCAACGTCAATTCCATCGCTCCAGGAAAACGGAATACCTGACCATAAGCGATCACTCCTGCTTCACTGATTGATTGGATTGGTGCCACATGGACATTTTCAAGTCCAAAGGTAACTTTGTTTTCAGTCATTTCTTTCCTCCTTAGTATAGATAGACTTCATAAGACTTCACGAATAGTCTTTCTGATTCAATAAAATTTTCTTCTTGAACATCATAAAAGAGCTTGTGGCCATTCCACAGCTCTTCTAATCGTTCTTCTAATTCCTCGTCTTTGCGTTCAAATGCCAATTCTACAGTGACAGCACGGATCTTGTATGATGCTTGATTGTCTGTCCCTGTGATAGATGGCAAGCTTTCAAAATAGACAAGGTAAGGCAGTGAGGGGACATTTCCTTCCCTGAATGCCTTATAAGTGACTGGCAGTCCAGCCTGTTCCAAAATATCTGCAAACTCTGACAGCTTCATCTTCCAAGCTCCTTCAATTTCTTTTCAAAATTCTCAATAGCGTGATCTTCTGCCGGCTTGATGTGTACGATGCCGGAGACCCGTCCCCCGTTCCTCTTTAAGTGGCCAAACTCAAGCAAATGTGGGAGACGGTAATTTGTGTTATGTACCACAAAATTACCTTTCCCCATTTTTGTTTTTTTCCACGATTTGGCATACTTACCACCTTTTGCCCTTGGACTTTTTGGACTTGTGGCTTTTAATTCTTGGACGGCCTCTTCTGCTGTTTCTTCTGCTATCTTATCCACTTCTTCTTCAGCTTCTGTGGAATACTCTGCTAATGCTTTAGCAATTTGACTGGCTAGATCTTGGCTCATGTCATTTTCTCCACTAAAGTCAATTCAAGGATGTTGAGGTTGATTGGATATGTCTTCAAAATCCGGTACTCCTTACCACCAAATTCAGCAAATTCCTGATTGTCGTATTCAAAGCTATGAATATCGACAATCAGATTGGGCCGGATGCCAGCCTGATTGGCTTGGTAAAATTCGGACCGTGTAATAGATTTCTTCTTACAAAAGATTGTAGTCTTTACTTTCTCAGTCAGATCTTGCTTGAGCTTGTCCTTGCCTGTAATTTTAAAACCTATCAATGTGATTTCATCATTCCACATCTCACACCTCTTTCTTGGAAGAGATTTGCAGATTATGCAAGCGCCATTGAAGGTGACGTGGTAGATCAACACCACCTTCATAGCGATAAGCAGCAAAGTCAACAATGAACATTTCATGGTCAGCACGATCTGGAACCAGTTCAACACCCAGATTGTTTGTTAATTCGCTGATGACGCTTGAGACAATCTTCTCTAGTGTTTTATCTCGCAAATTTGAAGCAATTCCTAATTTGATTTTTAGTAATTCCACTAACTGACCAGTGTCCATGCTATTCTTCCTCTTTCTTAGTTGCTTTCTTGCGTTTTGGCTTTTCTTCAGTTGTTTCTTCTACTTCCTCAGTAGTTGTTTCCACCTCTTCAGCAGTTTCTTCTACTTTCTCAGTAGTTGTTTCCACCTCTTCAGCAGTTTCTTCTACTTTCTCAGCAGTTTCTTCCACCTCTTCAGCAGCCTCCTCTACTTTCTTAGTAGCTTTCTTCACTACTTCATCAGTGATAAAAATCGAACCTGCTGAATTAAAGCCTGTCAAGAGTCCTTTAACAAACTCTTGATCAGGTTCATAGCCTTTGCGTGGAAAGACATCATCAATTTGATATTCATGTTGTTCTTCATCACGCATGTCCTTGAATGGACGGATTACTGTATAGGGCATGTGATACCTCCTTATGCTACAACATCAGTGTATGTGCCAAAGAATCCAGCAGCAGCATCTACTTCCTTAACATCCAAACGGATGAAGAGTCCAAGCAGTTGGCCATAGATGTCATTGTTAACCCATTTAACAGATACTTGAGAACGGTCAAAGAGTTTTACAAATTCTGAAACATCGCCAATAAAGAACTTCATGTCTCCTTCAGCTCCAAAGACTGTATCATCTACTGGATAGATTGTTTTGCCGCCAAATGAGTAGCCTGTAGGTGATGCAACATCCGTTTGGAGCATGTAGCGACCATTTTTGTCTTTCACTTTGTCAAGTGCTGCAAACATTGATTGAGTTACAACAATACTTGCTTTGTAGATTGATTTAAGTTTCTTGTTGTAGATATCCTTGATGCCATCGAATCCAGCAGCATCTGCTTGAGTTGCTGATTTGAGGATGGTAGCGACCAATGACAATTCAGTGTTTTCACCTTGATTGAATACTTCATCTTCTACGATTGACATGATATCGTAGTCTGCATCATCAATCATTTCTTGAGATACAGGAATGTACCCACGGTAAGTCTTGATTGAGTAATCAATTTCGCTGATGCTTGGTTTTCCAAGTTCAGGATTGGCTTTCAATTCTTCAGTTGAAGCCATTTTGCTGTCTGTCTTCTTGATAACTGGATATTTACCAGAACCACTATTTACTTTGACACGTTGGACAAGATCCAAGAGTGGATTGCGTGTCTTTTCAAGGAAGTGAGGTTTTAACACTTCAGTTGGGATCAAAGCAGCGCTTCCAGAGTCAGTTGTTTTAAGACCTTCAATGTCACGAGTTTGACCAGTACGAATGAATTTAGCAATTGCGTCACGTTCTTCCAATTTCTTTCCTCCACGTTGCTCAACATCTTTGAATGTTGGGGCTTTCCGATTTTGTTCGTCAACTTGCTTTTGAAGATCTTCAATTTCTTCTTCAAGTTTTGCTTTTTCTGCTTGTTTCTCTTCTAATTCTTTTTGAAGTTCTTCAAGGCTCTTTTCAACCGTTGAAACTTCTTCTTCAGTTTCAGCACGGTCCAATTTTTCTGCTTCGATTGCAGAACGGTTGTTCAATTCTTCAATTGCTTCTTCCAATTCAACAACTTTATTTGCTTTTGTGCGCATACGTGCGCCCAGAATCAATGCTTTGTTCATAAATTGTATTTCTCCTTAATTTTCATTTTGCGTTTGTTTAACGCTTCAATATTGGCACGTTTCAGACATTCAAAGTCTTTCTTCCGTGCAGCAATTTCAGTCTGTGGATATGCTGGGAATGTGCAAGGACTGACCTCAAAGATTTCAAGCTCTAGCACGGTGTCAAGATAGGAACCATCTTCACGCTCAATGGTATCCACCTTAATGGGCATAAATCCAAAACTGCATCCAACAATATCCCCACGCTGTACACGGGCATAAGCTCCCATAGCGTCTGGATCATTCCTGTTGATGATAATGTCACCATATAGACCTTTGTCATCAACTTTGAGACTCACTGTGCTGTTCCCTGTGCGCCCTAAAACTAGGTTATGATCGTGGTTAAACAATGCACGGATATCAGCATTTTTGATGGCTTCTTCCACTCCTGCACGTTTAATCACTTCAAAATAGCCTGGCCACAGCTCAGTTTCTTCATCGAACCGGATGAAGTAGCCACTCAGAATCAAGTCACCAGATTCTTGTTCTTCTCGTGTCTCAAATTGAGTAGCGATGTAGGAATTACGTTTCTTCACTGGCATTTCCTCCTTCCTTATTTAGTTTGCTCTGATTGCCTAACTCGCCTTGTGGCAGATAGTTTTCAAGAACAATAATTTCATCCATTTCAGGATCCGGAGTCATACCAACCCAATCTCTCCACTCGTTTCTACGCATTGCAGCACTGTTGGTCATTTGTTGGGCCACAGTTGAAAGCTCTGTAATGTCGTAAGAATACAGTGAACGTGGATTGAATTTGAAGTAGCGTGTTGTTGAAGTCAGTAGATCTCTTGTAAGTGTCTGAGTAATCGTTGTTGCGATGCTCATTATTGTGGTATTCACAAAGTTGTTGTATTCTTCTTTGTTGAAATCTCCCACACCTAACACAAAAGCCGGAACACCTAACATTCCAGCTACTGTCTTCTTATCAATTTCTACTGACTCATTCAAAGCTATGTCATTCAAACTTAATGGCTTCACTTGTTCCACTTCCATCAAGGCATCAGGAACAATCCAAGGTTCCCCTGACTGGCTTGTTGTCAAGTATTTCTTAGCGATTTTTTCCCGCCCCTCAACAGTTCCAAGCTCTTCACTGGATGAGTCCACTTTCACAATGAGGCTTGGAACGTTCTTTCCGTTCATGAAGCCCTTCTTGGTCTGTGTAGCCATGTTCAAATTGCGTACAATGTCTTTCAAGGCCAATCTAAAACCGGTCCCAATATAAGGCCAGTCTGGATCAGGATTGATGGCGAAGTGGACCACTTCATCTGGATTGAAATCAGTGTCCCTAAAATGGATCATGTATGTCAGATCATTGCTTATGAACGACACTTCCGACATTGGGAATGGTCTGAGATTGCTGATATAGTCAGTCATTGGATCATATTCCACATGTAGCACAGAATTCCCATCACCAAACAGGAGCAAGTCCCTTACGATCTTGAAGATCCATGATTTTCTTGTCATGTGATCGCAAGGATTGATGTCGATCTTACGGGCTAACCCATCCTTGATTCGTACATCACCGGATTCTGTATTCTCCATGAGCTGGATCGTCATGTTTGAAACCATATCAGCAATTTTATTGACAGCCATGATCACATCTGGATTTCTTGCCAGTGGAATATAGCCATCACCGTCATACATGATGCCAAGATCTGAATTCCCAAAGCTTGTGAACATCGTCTGCGACTTTCCACGCTTGAATAATTTGTCAAAGATTCCCATATTTCTCACCTCCTTTCTATCTAATCAAAGTAAGCCATCACATTCTTATTCTTACCGAGGTTAGCAAGTGCCTGTATACAAGCAAAAACGCTCGCATCAAACAAGTCAATTCTTGCTGTCCCGCCATCCCCGTCCAATTTCTCATACTGGACAGCATCATCTACTTTCTCGATGGCTCTGACATTGCTGACACAGTATTCATAAGCGTCCGAATGTACATAATAAAATTCTTTATTCTTCACTTTCAATTCAATTCTTCTGAATCCCTCTGATTTCAAATAGAATAGCTGAGGTTGGTCAATCATTTTGAATTTGGCTTGTTTCATTTTGAGCATGAACTCTCTACCAAATTTCCTATCCATACCGACAGCAGCAATTTTGAAGCCTTTCTGTCGCATTTCTATGAACCATTTAACAATGTCATCATAAAGGACGGTTGGAGTGTTGCTCATTGTCAGCCATCCATCTGATTGCCATCCAAACAATGGGATGCCATCATCATTGGCTTTCTTCTGAGCATTGACACGAGGGAAGAAAGCGTGTGTGATACAGATATCAACATCTTTTTCACCATCGTTATATACACCATAGAGAGCAGCAGCGGTCAAGTCATGCAGTCTTGAAAGGTCAGCTCCTCCATACCATCGGATAGGAAGTTTTGCAAGCTCCTCAATAGTCCAGTCGTAGCAGTCATCACTGGCAATGAACTCATCTGGATTGAAGTAAGCGTTCATTGAGTTAGTAAAGACATTCAGTGTCTTGTTGAAAAACTCATTTCTGGTCTGTGGATCATTCAAGGCCTGTTCTGCCTCAGCTCTCAAAGCAGGCATGGACACCGTGACACCCCAAGACGGATTTGCCATCTTCAAAACATTATCATCAAGATAGTCACCAACATCGCCATCCGTTGTCTGATTAGCTTTACAAATAAAGATAAATAAAGCCTCATCCTGCACCAACTGCTTAAGCACTTTCTGACAGTATTTCAAGCGGTTTGCAAGAAATCCAGTAGGAATATCACCAGCCGTTGAGATAACAAAAAGCATACTGTTTCGGTATGCTGACATTGTTTTCTTCATAAGACCATACTTCTTACTATTCCTCATCGTGTGAGCTTCATCAATGACCGTGACATTGCCATTGAGAGAGTCCAAACGGCTCTCATCGTTGGCCAAAGCCTGAATATAGAATGACCCATCATCTCCAAAATTAGCTGTGATAGAGTGTTCTTGGTTATTGTCTTTGATACGGATAGATTTGTCATTCCATCGTTCCACGTTGAACTTGATAAAATTAAAGGCTTCCAGCGCTTGCTTGACGGAGTTGGCTACGATATAGCATTTTGAACCACTATCGGCATCCAAAATCTGATAAAGCAGAGCAATAGCGGCAGTAAAACTGGTCTTGCCGTTTTTCCGTGCCAGCATTATCAAGGCTTCCTTGAACCTACGCTCATTCGTACCAGCGTGATAGAACCCAAAGAGATTTACAACTGTGAAATGTTGCCACGGTTGCAAAATCAAAGGCTTATTACGGATAGACATAGCAAACATGTCATCTCCTTGCTGATGAACAATAGAGTTCTCAATGAAGTGAACTGCAAAATCAACTATATCCTCATCAAGCTCATATGCTGGATTTTCTAAGTCCCTCAAAAAGCGTTCAGCAGCCAAAATCCGTTCTTCGTTATGTTCCTCTTGATAGCTCAGGACATAATCAACATAGGCATTAGCTTTTCCAAGATTGGTTGTAGCGTGGCGAAAATCGGCAAAACGTTTTTCAAAGTCTTTATCCATCTTTCACTCGCCTCTTTTTCAGTTCATTCTTAAACTTTAGAACCTCTGTGAGAACTGATCCATTATCTTGCTCTACAACTTCACCCAATGACTTAGGATTCATCATCAATTGATTAGAATAACTGAGTATGTCTTTCCGTAGGATTTCCATCGCTGTTAGGATGGGGACCTTACGTTCATTCTCAGCTCCTGCCTTGTTAACGTAGACATCTGTTACAGGATAGCCCATATCAGCATAATCCTGAGCAAGTTTCTGATACTGAAATAGCATTCCTGAAAAGATGTCAATGATCATGTCAAATTCTTTGCGATAAGTCCCAAGCTCTTTCATCTGTTTGATGACTTTTGACTTGATTGACTTAGCTGTGACTGGTTTTGCCAAAAACTAGGCCTCCTTCCCAAAATCCCTTTAGTTTTTATCCCCTTTTTGTCTGGAGGCCTCCGACTCGGTGAAGGGAACTTTTTCCAAGTCGGAGG